AGGTCAATTTTTTACCGGAATTTTTTTTCGACCAAAAATGGAATTAAAGTTCGTTTTTGGTCAGGGGGTCAGCATACTTGAGCACGTCATCACCCAACAGGTCACGACACAACTCAAGCACTCCCATGAACTGGTCAACGGTTTCGCAGTCCACTACACGTTCATTACCATCACTTGAATACAAAAAGAACTTACGGGACACGGGATCCACAACACAACGGGTCAAAACTTCGTCTTGCATCAGTTTTTTGCTTACCTGCATATTATAAGGTGTACTAAGTCAGGTGTCAACCTACTTGTTGCAGGTGTATTGACTGTTGTCACCAGGATAATCGTCAAAAGAAGTTCCCTCATATTCTACGATAAGTTTCTCTCCATCTTTTCTTTCTGCCTGGACAAGATAGAAGCAATCAATAGTGGTTCCATTTCCAGACTTGACTTTGATTCTAGAACCCCATTCAATACTATCAATCATCAAATCTTGTGATGTTCTGATTTGCGTAAGAGTAACAGTGATGGTCTCTGGATCAATAAGTCCTTTCCAATAATCAGGTAGGTCAATGATATTAGATTTTGTTAATCTACCTCTATAATATACACCTGCTTCAGGACCTTCCAGGCATATGTGCCTCAATCTCCATCCCTCTCTGGTAGGGTGAGGGATATCAAATGATTTTCTTGAAGTAAGAGTAACACCACCAGCACTTACTTCACTAGCAGTAACGTCTCCAGTCACGGTTACATCTTCATTTACTTTAAGATTATCAATTTGAGCATTACCGTGATACCTCGGTTCACATGCCTCCTCTGGATAATCATCTTCATCAATGTCACCTTTCCAGATGTAATCAAATCTGGTGGATTTAATACCCCATCCACCTGCTTTTTCAGAGCAGTCTTTACCGCCAGAACCTGGAATAAATTCTCCTGCCATAATTAATCTCTCCTATCGTAATGGTAACCAGATACAGAATATTCGTCATTATTACCTGGGTAATCTTCGGGTGTTTCTCCCTCATACTCAGGAATTAATCTCTCTCCATCAGCACGGGTGCCATAGATGTGAAAGAAACAATTAATAGGCATTTTACCATGCGATTGCAGGTAAACTTTGTCTTCATCTATACGTTTGACGATAACGTTTTGATGAGCACCAATCGGTGTAAGATTAACTGTGATCGTAGTCCAGTCAACTAACTTCTTCCAATATACTGGTAGTTCAATCTCAGTTTTGTTAAGTACTTTTCCTCTAAAGTAAACATCATTTGATGGACCTTCAGGGCAAGTGTGCCTAAGTCTCCAACCTTCTTTAGTTGGGTGTGGAATATCAAAGTTCTTCTTTGCTGCAAGTACGTGACCACCACAGTTTGAAATTACATGTCCCTGTGCAAGTAAATTACCACCAACGATGACATTATCATTAGTTTGCACAACATTCATGAATGCTGCAGCACCACTTACTGCCAGTGAAAATGGATTATTAACTCCATAACAGGATAACCCTGGAATTACTGGAGGTATAGAATCACTATTGGTAAGTGGTGCTATATTTACCGTCGCATATGGAAAGGGAAATGTTGTAGGGTTGCCCATAACGACAGGTCCTTCAATACCCGCAGAACCATTTACCCTTGTAACACCCTCACCAATCGCAGGATAAATGCCAGTACCAACTTTTATTTGACCGCCAACATTGGCATCATCTAAATTAAATGACATCTATATCTCCTATGAGTTATTTTGTTGTTGTTGATATCTTTTTCCACCAACTTTTGAGTCCTTAAGTGCAACTGCATCAGACACTCCACGGATAATAGAACCGTAAATTTTAAGTGTGCTATTAGCAATAACCTCAGTAATACCTGAAGACATTATCTTGGTGTTCATCTTTGAACTAAGAATTATCTTCTTAGCTTCACCACTGATTGTTTCAGTGGCAACCATTTTGATATTACCTTTATCACCAGAACCACCGACAGCAATCAACTCAATATCAGTTGCTTGCATTCTAATTTTACCATTAGTTGCAATAATGTCAATGTTGCCATTCTTGGCATTAATCATGCAAGTATCTTGGTCCTCTACATTATCACTTCCACACTCAAGTTGTAGATTACCAGGACACATTGCAGTGGTCCATCCTTTTCTCTGACCATCTTTATCCATTGAGACAAAGTGTCTACCATCAGATGCCTGCAAAAGAATATCCGATGTTACATCAGCACGTTTGTGAACTTTACCGAATGCGATAGATCCGTGGTCATTACCATATCGGATGGCAGTATAATTTGCCTTGATATTATTACCACCACTTGACCTATCATTATTTGTATTACCGGCAGTTGCCATCTTAAAAAATAAAAGTGTATACTATCTAGATAAGATTATCTGGTGTATTGGGAATATCAAGTCTAGGATCATTACTAGATCTATCAGTACCCTGCCTTTGAATGGCAGAAGGTGTTGTGAATACCTCTGCTTCAATACTCTCTTCAAGGGTGCTATAAACTTGAACCAGAACACCAAGAGTTTCGTATATACCAGCATAACGAATTCCATCTTTGAAGAAAGTTGATCCATAATATGGTTTGCCATTGACATAACCAGTTTGTTTTAATCCAACCAAATCAGTAACCTGAATAATGTTTTCATCAGGTAAGATATTATCAGGAACTCTGATTGCTTCAAATACGGGTCTTCCTCTAAATCCAACACCGGTCAGAGATGGTATTGAAATATCAGGGAACTCAGTAAATCCAATCGGTGCATTAATGTTTGGTGCTATTTCTGTTCTCTCAATAATTGTATCAAGTTTTCTTAAATCTGTTACACCACTGATGTCTCTCAAACCACTAGCAAGGTCAGTGTATCTCTTACCTCTTGCTTTTGGTCTGCGTAATGGATCATCTCCAAGAGTTGTTCCAGGATCTGTTGGACCATCAGCATCAGGATCTGTTGAACCAGCACCAGGATCTGTTGAAATATCAGCACCAGGATCATCTGGATCATCAGATACAATCGGTGAGTCTGGAATAGGAATAGAGATTATTTCACCAAAAGGACCTACATTTGGAGTAACAGGTACACCATCAACAACAAGTGGTTCACCGTTAACAAAAACTTGATCATTGGGGTCATAATTTATGCCCGGTGAGGTGGGAACAATATCTTTAAGCACTAATGTTACTGGATAAGTTGGAGTATCATCAGAGGGAGGTGTTGGAATTGTATTAGGAAATCCATTTCCAGGTTCTTCAGCAATAATAGTTGTTACCACACCTTTTCCTTCAACAATTTTTGGACAAGGAGGGGGAACTAAAACAGCAGAAATTCCCACAGGGTTTACAGTCCAAGCAGGTGATCCAGTAGCAACTTGAGCAGGAATGTCAATTCTAAGTGCAAAACCAACAGGGTTGCTGTAAAAAATGTTTGTGTAATCAGGAGTGTTCTCCATGCTGACACGAACAGTATAAGTTCCAGCAGTTAAGTTTACATAAGATGGAATTGGAGTTCCTCTATCATAAACAGCACTGGCAACTTTAACCTCATTGATGAATACTTCCGCCTGATTATCAGCTTGAAGTCTGACAATGTATTGTCCACTATCTGGGAATTTTACATTGCTAAAAATGTATTCTCTTCTACCATTGATAGCAGCATTAGGTGAGTCAAGAGGGGGTAAGAATGGAGAAATAGAGTTCTTATTCATGAAGGTGCTCCACCTCTTGTCCTTATAGTGGAAAATTGGTGGACCATCATATACTACACCATCTTTATTTGTAATTTCAGAGGTCTCAGTTATCTCTCTTGGAGGAGATAACTGTCTTGATGTAATTGCTGTGAAACTAGCGTTAACATCCAATCCATCAGCATCAAAAAGATTAATTCTTTGTTGCCTTGCCTCTGGTTGAGGACCAGTATCAACAATGGTGGGATCAGCAGACCCTGCTGCCCTACCATTTAACTGAACAGCATATCTATTACCACTCTTGAATGTACCAGTGAGTTTTACAGTGCCTCTTCTTCTACTGTTGTCTCTACTAAAATATAAATCACCTTTCTCTGTCTGAATAATAACATTATCAATCGCAAGACCAGCGATGTTTATTCTGTCATCATAATCCAAAACAAAATCGGTTTCAACAATATCATTTCCACCAGCAAGATAAACATATCTACCACCCTCTTTTAAGAAGATACCACCTGGAGGTGCATCTGCAAGAGTCTTTTTCTTAAGTGGGAATTGAAAATCTTGAGTACTAAAAACTTTTTTGATAATCGTTTTATACTTCGTTTGGTTACCATTCTCAACTTCAACAGTGATGGTGTGATTACCTTCAGGCAAGAAGAATTTTTTGAATTGTGGTGCGGGGTCTTTAAATCCTGCAAGACCATTTCGTGGTCTATTTAATCCACCACTCATTATTTCTTGATTATCAACCAGAATACGTCCACCATTATCGACAGCACCTTTTAGTGCGTAGAATCCTCTATATGGTGCTTCAAAATTCCAAGAGGTTCTATATGTAACACCACCTCCACCATCACTGTTAGGAGTATTAAGAGGAGCAATTGGTGATAGAGCAAACCTATTCATGAATCTGCTCCATCTCTTATCCAGAGTCACAGGATACCAGGACTCAGATGCACCTGGGAATCTTGTAGTCCAGATAGGATTTTTTGGACATCTCCCTTCACCTTCAGGAATAGGTTCTTGGGGAATTGGTGGATCTGGTGCATCAATAGTGAAAGCAGCACCCATTGGATTTATATTCCAAGATTTAGCAGAGATAATCTCTCTTTCAAAATCACTAACTGTAATATTTACAGCAAGTGCCATAGGATTAATACCCTTAACTGGTGCTGCTTGTTCATTTTTAACTCTTACAATAAAGAGTTCAGCATTTGTATCAAATCCACCACTAATATCATCATCAAATCTAATTACATTATCCTCAACTGTCTGACCAGAATCAGCAGAACCACCAATAACTTGAACTGGATATGTTATTCCCCCTTCAAAAACACCAGAACCAGAGATTGTTTCTTTTCTTTGAGGGTCTAGGTAGTCCTCACCTGTCTGAAATCTACTCTTTCCTGATGCATTATATCTTCTAGTTCTTTTTAATTCTAAATTCCCAATCTTTACAGATGAAAGTGCAAGTCCAGATATATTCGGTCTGTCATTTACCTTCAATGAAAAATCAATTTCTGCAGATCCAGAACCATCAACAAACATAATAATTTGACCATTTGCATCTCTTCTAAACCTTGGAATCAATTTACCACCTTCGGTTCCACTGGTAGGATCAAAAGAAAATCTTCCACCTGGTTTTTGATAAAGGTCAGCAAAAATTCTGTACTTACCTTTATTAAAAAATAAAGTTTCTGTGCTTTTACCAGTAGCGGTATTTGTATTTGGAACAAAACCTAATTTGCGAATTGATTGTTGTTCATCAACAAAATTATCAAAGTAAAGATTACAAGCATCATCAACATCAACTTCAATATTATAATTTCCGGTAACAGGAAATTCTACATCATTCCATACAATATCGTGATGTCCTGCATAAGGATTGTCGTCCAGTGCATTAACTGTATCAAAGGGACAAACACCATACTCGTTTAAGAATCCACCCTTACTGAAAACATTTGTTCTCCATAATTTTCTATCTGCCTTTTTGATATAATCTATAGTATTAAAAACACTGCCAAATTTTTCACTTTCTATTGATGGTTGAGAGGGTTGTTGAGCAGGAGATTGTTGTGTTGCAGATACACCAACAACATCAATTGTCTGTACTACTTTACCACTTTTTTTATAACGTTTTTCTGTCCCACCACTTCCTCCTCTACCAAGTCGAACATTAGTAAATTCTCTTGCCCATACTTTTCCACCAACTTCAATATCAGTAATTGCTAGTCCAGAAATACTTGGTCTATCATTATACTTCATTTCAATGGTGATTTTACCACTACCATTGTACAGAAGTTTTTTACCATCACTTGAAAATCTTGCATTCACCGTGGATGACAAAATTTTAAACGAAGCATTTTTATCAAACGATGGTTTGATATCATCATCTATACCAACTTCTGTTGGAGATATTAAAACAATACCAGATCCCTCTGACATTCCACGATAGGATATTAAAAGTTCCTCTGCTCTGTTTTGAGATTGTGTTTGAGGTGGTGCTTTTTTAATTCTGATTTTTTCCTTAATAGGATGATTCAACAAATCTATTTTGATTCTATGAACTCCAGATTCAATTGTTTTCTTTAACGTGTCAGTTGGTCCACCTCTAAAATTAGATGTCTCAATTAATGGTTCATTATCAAGATATAAAATGGCTTGATTGTCTGCCATACCACGGAACACATATTCTCCCGAGAAAGGAAAATCTTCTTCCCATTCAAAAGTACACACTCTCCCTGCATAATCACTTCCAGGAACATTAGAAGGTGGGACAGGTGAAATCGCATAACGATTCATAAAACTGTCACCAAAATCTTTTTCTTTTGGAATATATCCCGCAATCTTAGCACTATGCTCTAGTATGCTACGGAATATTTCTTGTCCAGATAAACGTGTTCCTAACCAATCACTTATCTCTTTTTGAGATGCTACCCGTCCCCAACGGAAATTATACATTAATTTAATTTGTTCAGCACTAGGAGGTCCATCTCCTATCGCGAAACTTGTGTCACTCCATGCTAAATGAGAGACGGCATGAGCAACTCTATTAGTTCGATCTCCAAACGTTACGTTGAGTGGTGTTTCCAATCTTGTATTCCACCAAGGTTTTTTTCCTCTCCGTAGAAATTCCTGATATTGTATAATCTCACGTTTGATTGGGTCATCTTTTAAATTAGCATAAAGATTAGGATCCCAAGGACCTAACACCTCTCCATCAGGATTTGTTCGTTCTCCGTAATCTGCAGGATCCTCTCCACACCGTGACAAATCATATATCTCAAAGTCATCCTCCTGATCAAAAACAATCTCTGTTTTTGGAAGTTGTCCAAGTACTGACCTTAATACAGCACCTGAACCTTGCAATGAGTCATCAATGACCTTCACTTGTGGTGGATACTGATATCCAAAACCACCTGATATCAAATCAACATCTAATAAAGAACCATCGTTTCCAATGACTGGGTTTGCAAGTGCTCCTGTGCCACCACCACCAATGATTTCAATTCTAGTTGGTTTAAGTTCATTATCAACTTCTGGACGCAACCCTCGAATACCTTTACAACTTTGATTTGCTGCGGTTTCTTTAGGTAATATATCATCTGGAGTTAATGCATTTACTTCATTAATATTAAGATATCTAACTCCATCTCTCGTCTCAAGTATAAAAATCGTGCCTGGATTTAAAGAAGCGTAACGATTTGCATCACAAATAGATATACCAGTGATATATCCTCTCTCTGGATCAACATATCCTACGGTGATATCTTTATACGTGGCAGGTCCGTAAATATCGAACGACATATTTACACGTTACACTTGTAGCATACAGATATTTATCAGAAATCAAGAGCATCGTCAAGACCTGAACGATCACCTGCTCTTGCCCTTGCTAATTCTGTGTCAAGTTCATTCCCAATAATATCAGGAGTTGCCCTGGTTGGTTCAACAAATGGTTGTGTCTTTTTAGGAGGTACTGTTGGAGTGTCTTTACTAACTCGGTCACCAAGAGATCTCTCACTAGGAAGTTCTGATCTTGCTTGTCCCGATCCTCCACTACAAAATGTATAATAATCAGTATTTGCTTGGTTTGGTTTTAATTCACAACCAAATACACTTGGTGAAAAATTAGTAAAAGTAAGAGCAGAAGTAACACTTCCTTTAAAATCACCAATCAAATTTTTAACATCCTGTAGATTGCCTGTAATCCCAGCCAATGTATCAGTAATATCTTCAAGATATGCATCAATATTATCAAGCAATGTCACATTTGCTTTGTCAATATCGTCAACATGTAGGGACATTACTCTCGATGTGATATCTTCAGCCGTACAGATTGGTGCTTTAGGAAAAGTGGTTTCACCATTTACGTTTCCATCACTATCAACACTCGCTGCTGCTCTATCTCTTGCTTCTTTTTCAAGATCATCAAGTTTTAAAATATCATCAAGAACACCAGAGACTTGATCTGTGAGATTGCCTGTCATTTTACCATAAAGACATAAAATGAGTTCCGTTGTAATATCTTTGAGATCAGAGAATTGATATCTTAAACTAGATGGAAGTGCTGCAACAACTTTATTCATTTGTTTATTAATTATCTTTATGGCATACTCCATCACTTTATCAAACATGATCTTCATGTATTTTGCAATTTCACCTGATATACCTCTGATATAATTTCTTATATCTTGAATTTTGTTAGTGGCAGCATCAATATAACTTTGAATTGACTGAAGAAATTTGTCAATTTTCTTTGTCATATTTTCAATTGCGGTTTGTATTCCCTTAATTGATGACCTAACAATTGAATCTGGATCTGGTGTCAGAAGAACAATTTTTTCATCACATTTTTCTTGTCGGATTACATCTGCAGCAGTAATCTGATGTACTCCTTCATTTTCAATAGTTGCTCCAGGTTGTGGTTGTGCTCCTGGACCTGCCTCTGGTGCCTGTCTATTACGTGCTCTCTCAGCAGCTCTCTCAGCACGATCTCTCTCAATAGCTTGTAAACCTACTTCAGCAGCTGCGTCCTCTGCTGGATTACTAAAACTTGATGTCATTATGCTCCTCCTCTTCTTGTAGTGCTGCCCAAACGCCTACCACCTTGACCTCTTCTGGCAGGTTGTTTAATTGTCCTACCTTCATCTGACGGAATTGATCTTCTAGACCCCTGTTTTGGTTTTGCACCATCTGCAAAAGCACTAACTCCAAGATTTCCAGGTGTAGAGTTTGTAACTCTGTTATCACCTGTCTTTTGATTTAATATAGTTTGAGAGTTATTACCAAGAACTCCCATAATGACAGGAACTTGTTGGTCTTGACCATCAAGGAAAAAACCAAACACCATGTTTCCTTGACGTAAATTTGGTGTTTGTCCACTACCACCTTGAAATCCACCAGCAGTCACGGGGTACATTATATTAGCCCAAGGTAATTGATCATCAGGAATTGTTTCCTGTCCCTGATCATGAAGACCAATAATTCTTACCTTGTATCTATATCCCCACCCCGGAATTGTATCTACATCATCATACTTTCCAGGATTGATATTATCTCTCCATACAGAATCGTCAACAATCTGACCGACCCACCAATTAAATGATGCACCTAAAAATCCAGGATTGAATAGTGAACTACCTTCCATCAATCCTCGTAGATTCTACATTCATCAGCTTCTGGATTTTCGTCACAATACATTTCAAGGAATGAAGGATCATGATCTTCGTCTGGATGATTTGCTTGATACTGCTCAAGGTGATCAAGTTCATCTGCTACATGACGACGCATTTGAGGAGACAATGTTGCGTCCTCAAGCATATCCTTGTCGTCATTAATGTGTTGTTGAATGCTTCTATCCGTCATCTTAAAATACCTTCCGAATTTGCTTTACCTGTTTTACCGAATGAATCTCTCACAAGGTTTAGTCTAGTGAATGTTCCGTTCGTGTCAACTAAGTGAGTTAATTCTGCTATAATATATAGACCACTATTTTGCTTGCTAACATTTTTAGTCTTATCTCTCTCTAGTTGAGGAACATCTAAGTATATCATATCTCCTGCATGAAGAGAGAAATCTCCTGGAATCGTGACAGTTGCTCTAGATGAGAAGACCTGATTAAATCTCATGATTGATTGATTTAGAATCTGAGAATACTCAAAGTTTTCTTCATTCTTTTTTTCAAGTTGTTGATTCGTATCACCAGTGGCAAGTGTGCCTTTATCAAGTAGGTAATAAGTTGTTCGTGAGAACTCCTTATTTCTACCCTCTTGATTAAACTCTGGGTTCATGACAGGAAGATTTTTTCCTCCCAATTTTAAATCATCTTCATTGGCATTTGAGTTGGGGGTGATGACCTCATAGTAAGTTGTAAAAGGATCAAACAAAATAGTTCTTGTGGAGAATGCTCCCATTCTTAATTTCTCTTGAGCATTAACCATATTATCTTTTGAATAACTCAATGCTTTGAGATCATATCCTTCTGGTGTGCCAGGTGTTTCATTATAAATTATTGACTTCTTTTGTTTCTGAGAGAACAATGTGTCAATAGATTTAAAATGGAAACCCTCTGATGTCTCAAAGAAAAAGAAACCAGCACTCTTTCCCTTCTTTTGATTCTGTGCGGAGATTGCTTTTTTTGATAACCAGTTGATCACATAAAAAGGTTTCTTGTTATTACCAATGTAATTAAAATTATTAGATGTCTCTTCAACATCAACATTTTTTTCTGTCTTAAGACCGATAGAGTTAGAATCTGTTAAAAGTTTATTGACGTTATCAGAAATATTACCATCATATCTTTTTGTAATTCTGGTTTTTTCATTTAAAATAAACTCCTTTGATACAAGATCTAGTTGAACAAGAGTTTTTGTTGTATCATCAGATAGAGGAGTTACCTTATTAACATATAAAGTCAATTCAGGTTTATCACCAATCTTTACTTCATTATTATCCTCAAATTTTATCTTTACTCTTTCCTCACCAACGATAGGAAGTCCTTCTAAAACACTGACACCACCTGTGGCATCACCTTTAACAACACCAGTGTCTGCAAATGTGACTGTTGCTCTTACAGTATCACTAACTATACTCTCAAAATACACTAAAGATATCAAACCCCCAAGCAGACTTATATCTTTTCTTGGTTCTTTGTTTGATACAATCTGTACTGTCTCAATCTTGCCAGGATTAGAAGAACGTGGAGTTACTGTCATCTTATTTACCTCTTGATACTATTTACCCAACAAAATCAAGACTATCAAAGAAGTCTGATCCACCCACAGGCATGATAATAGGTGCTGATTGTTTTGGTTGCGGTTGTGTATTATCAACAATTTCTTTTCTATCAATAACGACTGTCTCGCCAGACATCATGTCATATGGTGCGTACTCTGCGATTGCATTCATGACACCCCGACTATCTTTTGCCTGATTAATAGCAAGCAACATATTCTTTGCAGGTCCTGCACTATCTGCATCAATAACAACCTCACCTTTATGCAAGAATGCAGGAACATTTCTAGGTACAAATCCACCCTTTTGATATGCAACGTGAACATGATCAGAGTGTCCTATAGGATCATCATATCCAGTAATAAGTTCTACTGGAGACACCCCATTGATCTCATTGAATTTTCTAATTGCATCAAGAATTTTTTCTTGCTCCCAAGTATAAGCACCAATATCAATTGCCCTGTCAGAATAATGATATGAATTTTCAGCATGTCTTCCAACAACACCACCAAACTCTGAATGTTCTGTGACTGCCTGAAAATCTTTTGGAGAGTTCAATACTTGGTACAAATATTTACCAAGTTTTCCTGCAGTAATACTGCCAGGATGCCTTTTGTCATCACTAGACGAAACATCAGATGAATCATCTTTTTTATCTTCAGTTTTAGAGGGTCCAGCAGGAATACCAAACTCTTCCATCTTTTTAAGAACTCTATTATCAAGGTCTGAGGGTGTAATAACACCGTCTTGATTTACATCGAGTCCAACATTATCATCATACCATGCTTCTCCTTTCTTTGCTACAACATAATCAGATGCTTTATTTGTATATGATGGTAAAAATACAGACATATAAAGTTGACCAGGACCAGCACCTTTTGGCAATCCCCAATAATCAAAATACTTTTCGACCAATTTCATCTGTTGAGCACGACTCATTTCAAGTATTTCTGCTTGAGATGATCCTACCAACTTAGCACTTTCTTTACTGAACTGAATCAATCCAACATGTGTTCCATTATCTGCTTTAGGATCAAATCCCGATTCAGATGCTATCAATCCTAAAAGATGTGAGGGATTTATATTATATTTCTTAGAGAGTCTATCAACTTCTTTAGCAAATTCAGGATCTTGTTTTAGTAAATCATACTCTACATTACCGGAGGTCACAGATGCACTGATGGATGGAGGTGCCATCAGTGGTGGTGGTGCGGGCATATTAAAACCAAACATACTTCTACTCTTACTAGGATCGTTTATCTGACCATCAAATAATTTTTGAAAAGGTTGAACTAACAGTTCTTTAACGAATGAAATTACGTTCATTGCTGGTTTAATAATTAGGCTTCTAAAAGTATCAGCAATCCAAGATGTAATGTCTTCACCAAGTTTCGACATGAAATTTACCGAACCACCTTGATTATATCCGGTAAGAGATTGAACCAATCCAAGTAGTGATGCTCTTTGAATAAATGCTGTTAGACCTAGACTTACATTTCTAAAATCTTGAGAGTCAGGAGATTGTCCCATCAAGATTTTACCTGCAAGTCCTAAGATGGGTCCAAAGTAATCAACCTTGTCTAAAAGTTTAGAATTTTCAGTGATTTTTTTATCACCATCAGGATCAAACCTAGTTGGTTGTGGACTAGATATTTGCTTTGGTTTTTTAACGGAAACTGGTTCAGGTGCTCTTCGTATAGGACCACCTTCATTTCTTTTTTCTACACCAGTTAATTTATCAACCTCACCCGTAACAAATCCACCCAATCCTATAGACCCTAAAACACCTGCACCAAGCACACCTACACCATATACTAATCGAGCACCAGGGATTGGAAGAGCTAAAACTGGTGATAAAACTTTTGCTGCAACTGCAGATGCTGCTGTAAATCCTGCAGTTCCTGCAATAGCTCCTGATACTGCACCAGATGCTGCTTGTGAAGTAGTTTGTCCTTGTTGAACTCTGTCATAAAATTCAATACCAGCAAATATACCTTCAAGTGCGATTACACCTCTTGAACTTTTTAACTTTTTCAAAAGTCCAGAAGACTCTGCTCCTGCTATTCTAATGGCTTTAGGTCTAGCAACTCTTCTAAAAACATCAGTTTCTCTCCTTAAAATTCTTTTTGCTTGAGGAGAATCAGGGTTATTAAGTAATATCCTTGCTTCTTTTAGAGATTTTTCAGTTCCTTTTCTTGCAAGTTTTTCTGCAACCTCAAATGTTCTAGCACTTATTTGAGCTCCTCTTGTCCTAGCAAGTGTAACTGGTCCCTCAATACCAGAAGTTTCAAGAATTCTTTTTGTTGAAATTCTTTTTCGTTTTGCAGAGGAAAGATTATTACTTAAACTTCTTACAACATTTGGATCCGATTCCTTTGCCATCTTACGAAGAATCCTTCCATCTCTAGGTGTAGGAAGTCCACCCTGTCCCACTTCATAACCAGATGCGATTAATTCTTTGTTTACTTCTTGTTGTGTTTTTGTAACAAATCTTTTCTTTAATTGAGATGATCTTTCTTCGCCAACCGAATCCTTTAATCGAATTTTTTTAAATCTATCTTCAACTCTAGTTTGTTTTGTTGACTTTACTTTTCTAGCATTTAATCTAAGTTTTCTTAATCGTTCACTAATTCCTCTTGCGAGACCCTGTGTTTTTACTTTTTTTAAATCTTTAGATGTTAATGTTGGTAATTTAGGAAGTTTAGGTTTCCCTCCACCTCCTCCGAATCCGCGAGGTCCAAATCCAAAATTATCGAGTACATTTCTGCCACCTATGATTGTAGACAGAACAAGTGCATCGATTACAAATGATACTTTATCAATTAATCCCTCAAATAATCCTACAACATTTTCACCACCAATATTTTCAAGAATATTTTTGGTGCCATCCGAAACTTTGTATCCAAAATCAATAAAACTTGCTAGACCATCAAATAATTTACCCCCAATGTCAATAACAAAGTCAGCAGCTTTGCCTACAACAGATGCAATTGCTACTAATTTTGGTAATTGATCTACTAATCTTACAGCAAAAAATCCAAGTAGTATATTACCAATAAAGTTTTTTATAAACCCAAAGACTCCCATCTTAGGTTTAATTTTTTTAGTAATCTTTTCTTTTTCTTTTCTGGGTTTTGTTTCTAATTTATCTTCAATCTCTTCCTTTCTATCTTCACTAACCTCTCTCTTTGATTCATTGAGTTCTTTCTTTTTAATTGCAACAGAACCCTTCAAAAGTTTATCAAGTTTGATAACTTTTACTTTAAGTTTTTTTGTATAGTCTCCACCAACTATTGGTTGTGTTGCAGATGATGGAAGAAGAAGTTGTTTGTTTACTGCCATCGGTTAGAAGGGGAGAGGAATTCCTAAGATTTTGGACTTAGACGCAGACTTCGGAGGTGAAGGAATAGGTGGAACAAAAGATGCTGATGTTGTTTCCATTGCAGTCTGACTTACAGTAGCACCACCATCAACCACAGTAACTTTTGCTTGTGGTCTAACTGGAGGACTTGGCAAACTTACAGATGGTGTAGTGGTTGCTAATTGAGCAGTTTTTGAAACCTCATCACCAAGGAACATACTATATCCCTCACCAGGTTTAATACCTCTTAATTCCATATCAATTCTTCTTGCATCAGCTTCTCTTCTTCTTGTAGATTCGTAAGCATCACTTTTAGATAGAATATCTACAAGTTGTTCTGATGAAACTCCTGGAATACTATCGGCACCTTTCATCACATCTTCAATCGTTGTTCCTCTTGGTAACTGACTTAAAATTTGATGTTGAAATTTTAGTAGGTCGGGTTTACCAATACCAACGAAATTTTTTTTATAAGATGTTTTATCATCATACAACATACCACCCCTTACTTTTTTTATCCTCTTCGTTATTGTATCATTAGTTTTATTTACAGTTATACCTTCACCCATCCTTCTAGTTGTGTCACCTAAAAATCTTCCACCCTGTCCCCTTCCAACACTTTTCATTAATTTTTCGGTTTTCACATTAGTGTATCCTGCAGTAAGTGTTTCAGGATTTATCTGTCCTATTCTATAACCAAACTTACCCTCAGTATTCACAGAATCATTAAATTTATTTTTATTATAATTTTCAACTATTTCAGGAGTTAATTGCGGACCAGCCATACCAAAAAGTTCTGGATTAATTTTTGATGCCCGTTCTTTTTTGCCCATCAATGTCAATAAAGTCCTTGTTAAAGCATTGCCCAGAGGTTTACCTACTGCTTCAACACCTCGATCAAACACATTTCCCAGTGCCAAATTTACAATCATCTGTAATGGTGATCCTCCTCTTAAGTTTTTCAATCCACCAATATTAAATTTAGGCAATCTTCCAGCACCAGATGCCATTTGTCCTCTGAGCCTATTTGCCAAAGCACTATTAGGTCTGTATCCAGATTGCAATTTATCAGCAAGTGATTTTCCCTTGTCAAAAACTTCGGGTGCAACCTTCATCTGTGGTTCAAGGAAAGGAATTCTTGCTGCCCCTCCAGGAACAATCGTTCTGATAACTCCACCTGGAACTTGAGGTCCACCAAGTGAACCCTGAGACCCAGCATATCTCATTGCTCCTTGTGAAGTAGGAGCACTATATGCACCACGTCCTAAGATTTGTGGTTTACTAGATTGAATATACTTGGCACCACCACTTATAGCATCAAAACCTGGTTTACCCATTCCGGTAAATCCAGCAGTTGCTCTTGTTCCTCTTGCAAGTCCTTGCTGTTGAAATATATTTGTAACAGGTGATGATGCTTGTGGAATGATAGGTCTTAAACCTCTTGCAGGTGGTTTTTCCTTTTCCTCTCCAAGGTAACCACCACCCTGTGCATAAAGTTTATTCTGAATTACTTTAGGTTTGTTTGTGCCCCCACCAGAGGCATTCATCTCTTTCAATGTATCGACACCATACTTTTGTACGGCACCTTTACTCATAACAAATTCACCTGCTGTAAGCATAGCAGGCACTTTGTCAATACCAGTGGGACCCTCTACTTTTCCACCTTGATTAAATGCTTGTGCCTCAGGAGATTGTCCTTCTTTAGTATCATCAGGTTGACTATCACCCTCTAATAGCTTAGATATGCCACCAATAGCTGCTGCAGTTCCTGCAACCTCTAAAACAGTTGCGAGTGCTCTACCTCTTCCTCCTAATAATCCTCTTGCAAGACCACCTGCCTTTCGCAGACCCATCTTCTTAAGGAGTAATAGTGCAGCAGCTCCTAATCTAATTGCACCTTTAATCAAAAGACCAGTAAGTTTTCTTATTGCTCTTCCTACACCCGTTCCAAATACAAGATAAGTTGCTAATAACTTAGGACCAAAATCAGTAAGGAATCTTATAATTGAATTTACTTTACTTTGATTCTTAGGATCACCTAACCACTCAACTAATTTAAATACAATCCTACCCAGAATTATCTTTGTAAAGAAACCAATAATTCTATCAAGAATAGACTTGACTGGTTTGATTATCTTTTCAGATGCCTTTCTTAGTCCTTCAAATCTTTTCTCTAATTTTTCTTCTTGAAGTTTTCTCTTCTCATTCTCTTGCTTCTTCTTATCTGCTGCTGCTTTTTTCTTTTCAAGTTCTTGATCCTTCTTCAAGGTTTCAAGAATTGAATCTATACCTCTTAAAACTTCTTCAAGATTCTCTTGAGTCCCCTCACCTTTGAAATTATTAACATCAATATTAGTTTTTCTAATTACTAATCCACCATTAGCACCAATAGACGGTGTACGTTTGGTTTGAACTTCAATTCTTTTCTTTTTTTCTAATACTCTATCTACAAAATTTTGAAAATTTATCTTGCCTTTTCTATATGCCTTGACACCTTCCTTTCTCTCGTCAGGGGTAAGATTGTCACCTTTAATTCTTCCTTCACTTAAAAGTTCTTTGTAATATTTGTCATACTTATCCTCACCAAAAAATTTCGCAGGGACGATCTTGCCTCCTGTACCTTCTTCTCTTATAGATTTCAGGAGGTCATCAAGATCCATTTGCTTGCTGTTTTAACTTTTCTTCTTCAAGGTGTTGTTGAAGAAGAGCAACATAAACGTCCCTCTCCCACGGCATCATATTTTCTATTTCTGTCAATGAATATTTATGATACTGCATCAAAGCAAAATTTAGTTTATAATAGCTCATCAAGTTCATATGAACTAGAGCTATGCGAAAAAAGATGCCAATCCCTCAAGTACAACCTCACTTTCAACTTTGGTATTAGGATTCTTGACCTTTACCGTATGTGACAGTTTAGGCATCGTTTCAAAGAACTTTTCAATCTCTTTAAATTGAGATGAATTCATTTGTTCAAGGAAATCATTCATTTCCTTCTTAGTAAAATCACCGGTTGCCCAGACTTCATCTTCAGTAAAGATTTTATCAATACAAGTTGCAATCAATTCAAAAGATTGATCCATTGAACTCTTGTCTTCAAAATCAAAGTTGTTCTTAATAAATTGTTCAAGAGATGGATATCTCATCTCCATCATAATGTTATCATCAATTTTAATTTGTTTCTTGTGATCATCGTCCTTCTGAACTTTGATTGATTCAAGATCAATATTGACAGAGACTGTTGTTTGTTCATCATCTGGACAGATGATATTTACCTCAATCTCTTCTCCTACGGACTTACCACGAATATTCAAAAACAAATATTCAATATCAAAAGTAGGCAATTGCTCTACTTTTATTCCTCTAGTAAGAACACAATTCTTGATTACAGTTTTGATTGCAGTTGTAATCTGTTTTGTATCCTCACTCTCCAGTGCAAGAACAAGAAGTTTCTCTTCTTTAACAAGAAAGGGTCTAAATTTAATTGTCTCTTCAGTAGATGGAAGCTCCAACTCATAGGTTGGAGTTGCAATCTTTGGTAAAGGCATAATAACCTATAGAAATTTCAGTGTGATTATTTATTAAGCAAATCCCTGGTTAGAATCTTGAAGAATTCTACGGTTCAATCCAAATCTATTAGGATCAAACTCAAAATCAAATCCACTACGATCATTTAAAAGACTATTTCTATTATTTTCAAAATATTTCTCATCCGCAGGTTTATAAGTGAATGGATTTGCATAAGGTCCATTCATAACATACCTTATGTAAGACATTGAAACAGTACACCTCAATAAATCATTTCCATCATAAGAAACTGGTATGGAATTCATACTGACAGGAAATGATCTAATAAATTCATATTCTAAAACATTTGTATAATCTCTCTCAAATTTAAAAACTTTCAATCCTTGATCTGCCATGTAATCATCAGGATATTTTACTCTGTAATTATATGCTTTTGATTTTAAATTAACAGGAGTTTGGTCAGGACGTGGTGGTAGTCCAGGTGTATCAAATGGGTTTAAATCTGGGTCCTCACCAACAATGCTTCTCATCCAAGTTTCAAAAAATTTGATTGGCAGATATTCTTCTGCATCAACATAAAATGTTAAATCAATTCTATCATCAAAAATTCTACGATATGCGTGTCTCTCAGTTACTCCAGTTCTATCATTATTAATTTCATATGTCGCAAGAGAGGAACCAGGAAGAGATGCCTCTGCACAATGAAGGTTTAATTTTTCCTGATCATTCGGAGTATCTAAAATTTTTGATAATTTATCCCTTACTGAACCAGTTGGAAAAGGAATCTCTACAAGAAAATAAGATGAAAGAGATGGTCTCAACATCTTAGATGTCAACTCACTTACTGATTGTGGCTTTATTTCTTTAGATGCCATCTATAAATAGTTTTTACCGTATATATTATGTATGGCAGAAAGTAATAAGAGTAAATATAAACCTTCTTTTCCTAAAAAATATAAAGGTAATCCGAACAATATTATCTGTAGAAGCACATGGGAGAGAAGATTTTGTAGGTGGTGTGACTTGAATGAAAACATTCTTGAGTGGGGGAGTGAAGAATTCTTCATTCCATACATCTCACCAGTTGATCACAGAGTCCATAGATATTTTCCTGATTTTATTATAAAGGTAAAAGAGAGCACAGGTCAACTAAAGACCTATGTGATAGAGGTCAAACCAAAAAAGCAAACACAACCACCAAAGAAGAGATCGAGAGTAACAAAGTCATATCTATATGAATGTAAAACCTATGCTGTAAACCAGGCAAAATGGAAAGCAGCAAATGAATTCTGTGAAGATAGACGCATTGAATTTAAGATTATCACAGAAGACGAACTAGGTATCAAATGAACCGTATCGAACCTGTAAGACAAGAAATTCAATCTGAAAAAAATCTAGATGATAGAATGGAATTGATAATGTATGCACTGAATGATACAGTTGCACCTATTCCAGAAGAGGGAAACATTTGCACCTTTAGATATTTTGCAAAAACTCCTAAAATTAAATACGATCAACATCCTTTGGTCGCAGTTACTGAAATATTCCCTTGGGGGTTTCGTGGATTAAATTTTCATCTTAGAACTTACAGACAATATACCTGGGAAGAATTAGCAACTCAAGTATACATTGTAAATAGAACAGAACTTGATGACTTGCTATCATTAGATTATGAAAAGATAGTACTAAATAGATAAAAAACCCCTCATGGCAGGTAAATTATACGGTTCCAGAGATGATAATAATTGGAATCCAAAAATCGGTAATAATTACACATATTATACCCTTGTAGATTCTCAGTCGGGAGAGATTACTGTAAGAAGAAAAGGAAGATTTGGTGACACAACTGTGGCATCAAAACCTGCTGGGGGTGCATGGAATATTAGAAAGACTGTTACCACAGAAGCAGAAAGAACATATTTTGGTAGTGTCAGAAATCAAATAGATATTGTAAAAAAAGCAGAAGTTAATTCAAATAAATCTCAAGTAACGTTAGGAGTTGATCCAGATACTGCAAAGAAACGAACGGATGACATATTAAAAACAGGGAAAACAGACATAGATCCTGGCACTTCAGAAGAATCAAAAAGAAAAGCTAAAGCAAAACAATTAACATCATCAAATGAAAAAACAAGGAATAAATTTCCTATAGATTTACGTTATCCAGAGGAACTTGGAAATATACAGCAAGATGTTATTAAATTTAACATGTTAGAGTACTCTCCAAGAGGATTTGATGCAGCTAATTTTGGATTTAAAGATAGAAGAGCGGTAACAAAAGATAAAATAATTGGATCAGTAATCCTACCGATTCCAGGTGGAATCTCTGATAGAAAT